AAGTGGTATCATTCAGCCCTTATGTGGCTTGGAGCACTCAGTTTATTACTATTTATTATCGTTGGTGTGGCTCCCCTATTTATTAAATCTAAACTTTAAAGTAAAAAACAATGGAACAAGTATTTATAGATAATCCAAAGCTAGATGTAGCATATAAAACTGCAGATGGTCATTTTTTCTTCCTGGAACATGATGCAGTAAACTACGCGTCCACACTTGAAGACAAAACAGTAGAAAAAGTTACTCCAAAAAGGGAGAAAACATCAGAAGTAGCAGATAATACGGCTGATGAACAAGGTGACAAAAGAGAGCAAAAAGTATCAGAGCTAATTGAATTAGAGCTGATTCCTAAAAACTTCAACCAAATGAAGTCACTAGCAACCTACTTCAAAGTAGAACTTGCAGAAAAACCAAATGCAGAAGACCTTATAAAGGCTCTTACAGAACTTAAAAACCAAATAACTCAGTAAAAATGAACGGAGTAAAATTTATTAGAGAAAACGGCGGACTTGGCAGAAGACAAGAAGGCACAGATTTCATCTCTGGAATCATTGTCTATGGAGAAACAGCCACAGACAAGCGTTTGATATTATCTGTCAGTGAATTAGATAAAGCAGGTATCACAGCTACTACGCATCCTGTGCTCCATTACCATGTTTCGGAGTTCTTCCGAGTGAATGAGGGAGCCAAACTATATGTTCAGTCAGTGGCAGAGAGTGATGGCAATTATACAGAAGTAAAGGTCATGCAGAACTTTGCAGAGGGGAACATCAGACAGATTGCAGTTTGTGATTTTAAAAGGGAATTAAATACCCTTTCAAATTCAGTGAGCAAACTTAATCAGATTGCTTCGGAATTAGGAGAATTAAATATACCTTTGAGTTTGCTTCTTTCAGTAAAAATAACCGCGGAAGACATGACTAAACTGCCAGACCTGCATACATTGAATGCTGAAAGGGTAAGTGTGGTTATCGGTCAAGACAGCGGAGGGAGAGGCGCTTATTTATCCCAAACCAACGCTTCTATTTCTTGTATTGGCGCTGTATTAGGTGCTTTATCAAAATCCAAAGTAAGCGAGAGTATTGCATGGGTAGAAAAACAGAATTTAGTTTCCACAACTTATGTCAAGGCTCTTACAGGGGGTGTAGAAAAAACAAGAGAACTGGACAGTATCTGTTTTTGTGATGGTTCAGCTATAGGAAACTATACTCCACAACAGCTGGAAGCTATTAACGATAAAGGCTACATCTTCGGAGTAAAGCATACAGGAATAGCAGGAACTTTCCTTAATGATAGTTTTACAGCTACTAGTTTAGAGAGTGATTTTGCTTATATCGAAAACAACAGAACCATTGATAAAGCCATTAGGGGAATTAACAAGGTACTGATTAAGAAAGTATCTGGACCTGCTTATATAGATCCCGATACAGGACTACTAGAGGCATCAGGAGTTGCTGCCTTGGAAGCTCTTTGTGATGATGTTCTTGATGAAATGAAAAGGAACGGAGAAATAAGTGGTTATGAAGCTTATATCAATCCAAACCAGCAGGTGCTGAGGACTTCTAAATTAGAAGTGATTGTAAAAATTGTTCCTGTGGGAACACTGAGAAAAATTGAGGTAAAAATAGGTTTAACCCTTAAAAAAGATTAAAAATGGTAGAATTAGAACCGCTGATTAACGGAAGAGAGTACGGCTGGGCAGACATTACCGCTACTATTGGAGGCGTTCCTGTTACAGGGATTACCGCTATCAAATACAGCGAAGAAATGGAAAAAGAGGACATCTATGCAGCAGGGAGATACCCTATATCTCGTGGATACGGCAGAGTGAAAACCGCCGCTTCTATTACACTGCTTTCGGGGACAGTATTCGCTCTGAAATCAAAAGCACCAAAAGGACAACTTCATAGAATTGCTCCATTCCCCATTACAGTAAGCTATCAGCCAGATGCTGGACCTATGGTAGTACATGTTTTGAAGAATTGTGAATTTAAAAAAACAGAGTTTGACTGGAAAGAAGGAGACATGAGCAAACCTATAGAAATGGAACTTATAGTTTCTCATATTGTAGATAAATCAAAATAAAACAACCACTGTGAGCAGTAGTATTTCCAACTGCTCACATTATAAAAACAAGAAAATGGACAAAGAACTTATCTGCGGACTTGATACCGCTCAAATAGAAGACCTTAAAGCAGAAAGAGGAGCATTAGTACTGGTTAATGTGACTTATGAAGGAAACACTCATCAAGCTATATTCAGAGAGCCTACCTTTAAGGATTTGGAAGCGATACATAAAATATCTAAATCTGATGAAATGAAAGGATTAAGGTCAGCTTATGACAACTGTATTGTAAAGGCCGATGAAGAAATAGAAGGTAGGGATATGCTTAAAATCAAGGCAGTAAGTGCTTTGATGGAAAGAGTGCAGAAAACCAGCTCTGAAGCAAAAAACTTATAAGCTCGCTAGAAAGCGAGCAGTCAGAACACGAAAGGTTCAAGGGAGATGCTCTTATAAGGTCAAACTTTAATGTAGAGCCAGAAACACTACAAATAAGTGAATGGGGTAAATTATACGCCCAAGCCATGTGGCTGGAAGAATGGCGACTACAGAACCAAGCCGAATTATTTAAGGCTTTGTTTGGTGGGGATTAGTCATTATCTCTTTTGCTACAACTATCGATATTTAATCCTAGATAAAAAAGTAAAGCCGCAACAGGAACCACAATAAAAAAAGCTGGCGGATAAATTACAGGTAAAACCCCTAAGAAAAAAAACACAACCGCTATAATAAGCAAAGATTTAAAAAGTCTTTTCATTGTTAAAATTTACATAACAAAGATAGTAAAAAAATGTCAAATAATGTAACATATCAAGTAAATTTAAAAGTTGTAGGTGACGATGTCATCGGCTCGGTAACTCGTGAGATTGAGAGATTAGACGAGAGTACGAAGAATGCAACTAAAAGTTTCGGAGATTGTTTTAAATCTTTTTTGGCATTTAGTCAAGGGTTACAAGGGCTTTCTTCTTTTAGACAAGATTTTGAAAGCCTCATCGAACCTGGCAGAAATCTAAATGCCAACATGATGGAGCTTTCTGCCATCACAGGAGTTACAGGAGATGGATTAAAAGCGATTGAAAAGGCAGCGAGAGATACAGCAAAAACCTTCGGAACGAGTGCTATAGATAATGTAAAGGCTTATAAAATGATGCTTTCTCAATTATCTCCAGAGATTGCGACTAATGCAGAAGCGATGAAGATGATGGGGGAAAACGCTAATATTCTATCCAAGCAGATGGGTGGAGATACGGTAGCAGCCACAGAAGTCCTTAACACCTCACTCAATCAGTTTGGGGTAAGCATGGATGATCCGATTGCAGCAGCTAAAATCATGGGCGATATGATGAATGTGATGTCCGCAGCTGCACAACAGGGGTCTGCAGAACTTCCACAAATCAAACAAGCATTAGAACAGGTCGGAATGGTGGCGAAAACTACAGGCTTGTCTTTTGCTGAAACTAACGCTTATATCCAGCTTTTAGACCAAGCAGGTAAAAAAGGAAGTGAGGGCGGTGTAGCGCTACGAAATGTCCTTACAACATTATCAGAAGGTAGGTTTACTTCTAAGTTAGCAGCGGAAGGACTTCAGCAGGCTGGTATTTCAGTAGATTATCTAGCAGACAGTTCAATACCTCTGCATGAGCGGTTAAAAACTCTTAGAAAAATACAGGGAGATACCGCGCTTATGACCAAAGTATTTGGTAAGGAGAATATGGCGGCTGCTATTGCTATGATAAACACTGCTGATGATGCGGAAGCTATGACTAAGGCTATTGTAGGGACCAATTCAGCGGTAGAGCAAGCAGAGGTAATCATGGGTGGCTACAATGAAAAGGTAGCCAGAACTAAAGCATGGTTTGATGACTTGAAAATATCTGCCTTTAATGTCATGGAAAGTTTTACTCCATTGGTTAATATGGGGTTTTCTGCAATAGAGTCTGCTGGAAAACTAGCATACTATGGACATATTCTAATTTCCACCTTCAATGCATTAAGTATTGCCAAAGCAAAAGATAATATCCAATCTGGAATAACACTCATTCGCTCAAAAGCCTTAGCGTTATGGACAGGGATAGGAAGTGTTGCTAATAAAGGTTTTGCAGCATCTTTAAACTCAGTGAGAAATTCGGCGATAGGTGCAGCTATGGGGACAAGAGCTTTTTCTGTTGCTATTATGAATATTCCTGTTATCGGATGGATAATAGCGGGGATTACAGCGATTATTATAGCACTAAAATACCTTTGGGAACATAGTAGACGATTTAGAGAGATACTCTTTGGAATAGGCTATGCAGGAAAAGCAATTTTTCACAATATCGGTGTATATGCAGGCAGAGTGTGGACTCTTGTTTTGAAACCTGTAGGTATGTTTATTTTCAATCTCTATAAAAACACTTTTTTGACTATTTGGGAGATTGTAAAAACAGTATGGAAAAACATTACAAACACGATTACATGGGCTTGGAATAGCGTTATAAAACCTATAGCAAGCTTCATTTACAATGTTTACAAAAACGCTTTTATGATGATTTGGAACACTGTAAAAACTGTGTTCAACTGGATAGTACAATTGGTTTCCAGTGTTTGGAATTGGATAAAAAGCACCTTCTCTGAGTTCGCAGGATGGATACAATCTACTATTATAGACCCTATTTATAGAGCGTTTAGTGAAATTTGGGATTGGCTCTCGGGATTCTTTGATGCTATTTCAGAAAAAATCAAAGCTGTAACAGATACAGTTAAAGGGCTTTGGAATAGTATTTTTTCTGAAGAAGGTACAGTAAGCATAAAAGAAGAATACAAAAAAGGAGAAAAAGCAGGAGGAGAAAGTTTTGATAAAGACAAGAAAAAAAGTAAAGATGATCCACAAGAGGTCAAAATAGTAGATGATAACTCCCACAAGAACATTTTTGATGTCAGTAAAGGCTCTGGACTTTCTACTCCTACTATTGGAGGAGTGGCAGCTAAAAAAACAAAGAAGAAAAAGGAAAAAAGCGAGAAAGAAGACGGAGAAAGTGGGAACAAGGTTCGCAGTCTTACAGTTGGTAAAATGGTGGAAAATCTGAATATCTACACTCAAAAAGGGACTGTCGGAGAAAGTAAAGAACAGATTTTACAAGCTATTAAAGAAATATTCGGTACTGCGGTAGCAGATTTTGCAGGTGCAGACCGAAACGCTACAACCGCATAAACTATAAGAGCATGATAAATGTATTTACCCCAAACGCAGAGCATTTAGCCAAAGGAGTGGCTTTAAATCTAGCCTTTCGTTTTGGAATGAGGACAGCAGAGCCTTTTAAAATATCTCAAAATATAGGAGAAGAGGGAAATCCAGAACTATTGGACTTAGGAGAATTAGAAGGGAGAACTTGGCTGACCTCACTAGCATTAAAGCATGGAGGGAAAGAGTTTGTATTTAACGAGTGCCTGATTTCTCTTAATATGGAAAAAAACATCGTTACCACAGCTTTACAGGGACGCAATGGGACGATAAAAGAGTATATCAGTGATGGTGATTATAACATTACCATAGATGCAGGGATAAGTAATTACACCATCGACCAGGATGGAGAGCATAATATTGACTATCCGATAGATGCAGTTGCAGAGCTGAAAAACATACTCTGCCTTCCCGAAACATTAGAGGTTCAGAGTGATTTCTTGGAGATTTTTGGGATAAAATCAGCAGTGGTAAAATCTTTTGACCTACAACAAGAAACCCACTCCAACAGACAAAGTATAAATATTCAAATGCTCTCTGATGAGCCGTACGAAATTAGACTAAAAGAAGAAAACGATGTTAAAGTTGTGTAGTGAAATCATCATCGAGGGCGATAAAACTTGGAAGTTTAATGCCGTTGCAGACTGCAAGATTGTAGAAGATGTATCTACTCTTACCGACACTTGTGAAATTCAGCTCCCTAAAAAAATAAAGTGGCAGGAAGCTGTTTCCAAGAACGGAAAACCTCCAATCAAAAGAGGGGATAAAATAACCATCAGACTTGGATATGATGATAATTTAGAAACACGATTTACAGGATTTATCCGCTCGGTAGATGCAAAAGTACCAATAACCATAAAATGCGAAGATGGTATGTTTATCTTAAAGTCTCACAAGGTAAAACCAAAGGCTTTTAAAAACGCCTCTCTGCATGAGATTGTGTCTTATCTATTGGAGGGAACTAATATCAAGTTTCAGCTTATGGATAAAAATATAAAAGTGGGAAACTGGAGGCTTACCAAGACCCATGCTTCGGAAGAACTACAGGAGCTGAAAGAAAAAATGATGCTGTCTTCCTACTTTCGGACAATCAACAAGGAAAGCGTGCTGTATATAGGTTTAGCCTATCCTTTGGACAATCGAAAGAAAGTAAAATTTATACATGGTAAAAACATTATTGATGAAGATTTTGAATACAGAGATAAAGAAGACATACGGGTAAGATGTGAAGCGCAGAGTTTTAATGGAAAAAAGAAAAAAGTAACCTATGAATATGGAGACAAAGACGGCGACTTGATAAAAATAAGAATGGATGGGCTCACTGAAGCTGAATTAAAAAAATACGCTATCCAAGCAGTGGAACGATATAAGCAAAGTGGGTTTAAAGGTTCATTTGAAACCTTTGGACAGCCCGAAGTCAGTAAGTGTGATATGGTCGAAATCCATGCATCAGATGGAAACAGCGGAGTTTATCTAGTAAAGAAAATAGAGATAGATTTTGGGATGAATGGCTACCGCCAGAAAATAGAACTGGGGCAACCGCTAACGATTAACGAGCAATGAAAGAACTTTTACAAAAATTAACCGAAACAGGCGATGAAATTTACGCCAAAATCTGCGAAGTAACATCGGTAGACATAGAAAATCAAACGGCAGATTTACAGCCGTTAGATGGTTCATCGCAGATTTTAGACGCTTATCTACAAGTGGCAGAAAATGGTGTTTTTGTAGAGCCTAAAATAGGCAGTTTAGTAGCCTGTGTGTTTGTGACCAAAGAGACTGCAGTAGTAGTCAATCACTCTGAAATAAAGCAGTTTCAAATTAAGATTGAAAAAACAGAGTTCAAGATAGATACAGAGGGTTTCCTACTTAAAAAAGAAAACGAAACCTTGGCAAAGCTGATGACAGACCTATTGCAGGAAATCCAGAAAATGAAATTTTTAACTGTTTCAGGAGGACCTACAACAAAGCTTATCAATCAGCCAAAATTCAAAGAGATAGAAAACCGATTTAAAAAGCTTTTAAAAGAGAATTAAATGGCACTAAATAAAGACAGATTAAAGGGTAAAATTAAAAAAGCATGGATGTCTGAAGCAGACAATGAGAACGCAGAAGATTTTCTAGATAAAGTGTGTGAAAAGATAGCAAGTGCTGTAATTGAAGAAATAAAACAAATCACTATCACAGCCACCTGCACACACGGCCCTGTAAATGTTCAAAAAGTTGAGTAATGAAAGATGTTTTAATAAAAGATTTTGAATTACAGATAGATAATAATGGTGATTTTGAGATAGGCAATGCTGAAAATCAGTCTGTAGAAATGCTCCTGCTGAGTGGACAGGGCGAATGGAAAGAACACCCTGAAACAGGATGTGATATTATATCGTCCAAACATGGGAATATAGACCGATTTTTAGACCGAAGAATAAGAGTGCAATTAGAGGCTGACAGCTTCCATATAGAAGCTTTAAAAATAACAGAAAAAGGATTACAGCTCAATGGACAATATAACACAATATAGAGTATATGAAAATCAAAGCTGGCTGGATATATCCAATATTTTATATGGAACCTCCGCACACGCTTACAGATTGGCACAAGAAAACAAATCATCTATCACAGAAGATGTAAAGGCAGGAACCCTCATTAACTATCCGTTGGATTTGCCTAGTAACAAGTTGGTACTGCTCAGTATGGCATCATATAAGAGCAATCCTGCCACAGCAGTAATAATGCTTCCAG